ACTTCTTGTTGTTTGTGTCGCAGAAACAATTGGTAGATTATTTTCTACAGCAAGACCACGAAGTTCTTCAGCAATTGATTTGATATATGTGTAACTGTTTACATTACCGCCAGGTTTGATACGAGCAGAGGCACAGATGTTCAGATAGTCAATAAAGATAATATCTGGTTTAAAAGTTTTCTTTAGAGCCAACTCATTCAACAAAGCACGGAAGTGTAGTGTCGAAGCGCCAGCGGTTGGATATTCTTTGATGATTAATTTACCATGTGTCTTAGTTCTTAGTGCTTCGAACTTTCTTTCATAATCATTCTTACTCATCGTGTGTAGTTCATTGAAGTCGGCATTGAGCAAGTTCGCATCGATTCTCTCAGCAATCTTTTCTTCGGCCATTTCCAATGTAATGTATAGCACATTAAGGCCTTGTGATAAACAACTGCCTGCCATATGACACATAAACAATGATTTACCAACACCAGTACCAGCAAGTGCAATGTTCAAAGTTTTAACTGGAAGGCCGCCTTTTGTAATCTTGTTGAATATGTCCAAATCAAACCGAACACGGCTTTCTACACGATGATAGAAATCATATCGGTCATCAAAGTCCTGCATGTAATCGTGACCAACATTACTATCAAAGGAAACACCAAGAGCATCAGCAAGTAATTTTGGTATTTCACCTTTTGATTTTTTGGATTGTTTATCATCCAAAATATGAACCGATTCCATGATGGCATTGTAAATCGCCTTATCTTGGCAAAACTTTTCTGTTTGTTCAGTTAGCCATGCCAATTCAACCGTATCATCTTTGGTTTCTTTGATTGTATTGAGAAGTTCAATCGCTGACTTTACTTGTGGTTCAGTCAGCGTTTTACTTTCAGTAAAATTGATTACAAGTGCTTCGTGAGAAGGAAGATTCTTGTATTTGTTAGTGAATTCAAAAACTTCTTTGAAAAGAATTCTTTCAGCATCATCAGAAAAATAATCAGAACGAATGAATGGTATTACTTTGCGTGTAAATGCCTCATTGTAAATTAAATTCTTCAGGATTGTTTGTTCTAATCTGTTCATCCGTTTCCACTCTATTCATTAATATTTCTCTTAAAACATCACCCATAATTGTAACAAAATTTTCGTCTTTTGTCAATTCATCTATATCATATTCACCTGAATTAACAATTGTATAATCAAATTGGAGTTTAGCTAATTCACCTTCTTCAACTATTTTAGCTTTTCCATAATGATACACAACTCCAACATATGGTCCCGTTAGTAATTGAATACCAGTTATTTCTGAATTTTGAAAATTAATCCAAGAATAATCTGTACCTTCTTTATACTTCACTTGGTTCTTCTTCCCGAACGGTATCCTCTCCAAGAATACTTCCAAAAGAGATTGAATACCGTTGCTTAATGTATTCTTTAAACTTGTTATCATTTAAAATATCCTTCCAAAACTCCTTAGTATTTGTGTCCGTTTCTCGCAATTTTGCGCCGAGTTCTCCAGTTTTTTGGTCAACCTTTGAATACCAACCCGGAGACGGTTTCTGAATAAACCCACCTTCAATCGCAATCTCTAAAAGACCAGAATATTTCTGAATACCACCTTCAAATGATACTGTAACAGGAATTTTAGATTTCTCTCTTACAAACCTAGATTTTTCTACATTAATAATAAAGTTATAACCTGTAACTTCACCAGCATTTTTATCTTGCTGACGACCAAGAATCCAAATCGTATCTGCTGAGTAGTAAGAACCTGTGCCACCACCAACAATATCTTTTGGAAACATACCAATTTCTTTGTATGTGTGATTCACAACAACCATTGGAACATCTTTAATCGTTAAGTGGGGTGTAATCATACGGAACAATGATTTGATTTGCTTAGCACGGGTCATGTCAGCAACAGATTTACCTTCAAGCGAATCTTCAACTTCTTTGCGTGAGGCCAAATTACCGATAGAATCAATGATAACAATCACTTTGTCATTTTTATCCAAGCCTTGTAATTGATTCATTACATCGTGTTTCAATTCTTCAATGTCAGTAAGTGGTGTATGAAGAACTCGGTTCATATCAATGTTAAATGTTTCAAAGTATTTTTGTGGTGTTCCAAACTCCGAATCATAAAACAAACAAACTGCTTCTTTGTATTTCTTTAGATAAGAAGATGCCATCAAAAGAGCAAATGCTGTTTTAAAATGTTTAGATGGACCTGCCAGCATTGTAAGGCCTGGTGTAAGGCCGCCATCTAATTGACCTGATAGTGCCACATTCACCATTGGCACATCAGTTTGTATCATATCTTTTTCGTTAAAGAATTTTGATTTAGCAAGAATAGACGAATCTTTAATCGTTGTATTCTTTTTTAGTTTATCGAGCAAACTCATATTAAAAAGTACCTCCATCCATTTTGGTAATCTTTGATTTGGGAATAATTTCGTTTGAATATGTATCTAAGTAAGGCTTAAATGGTACACTATCTTCGGGCTGATTGTCAAGCTTTTCTTCTTTCTTAAAGGTAAACTTTGGCCAATTTATCTTTTTTTGATGTGGTTTTAATTTGCGGTAACTCTGTTGTGATGCTATCAAAAGCAAAATAGCAAGTGGATCAAATACTATGATGATTGTAATAATTACTGCTCTTACAGCTTTATCTATGAATGAAGGGTCATCTTTATCATAGAACATCTCGGCGATATACTTAATAGGACCAATCTCTGCCGCCAATTTGTTTTCTTCTGCCATTAAAGGCAGTTTTTGTTCTGATAATTTCTTTAGTTCTGCTTGTGTTGCACGAATATCTCGGTCAACTCTTGGAGTAATTTTTTCAGGATCAGATGCTTGCTTCAATAGATAATTTAATCTTTCACGAGCAATCTTCTCTTGTGCTTCGACTGTTCGTAATTGAACTGTATTGGCACCAAGAGTTACATTCGATTCTAAATGAGCCTTCGAAAGATAACCAAAAATACCCATCGATGTAATAATCATTAACAACACAACAGCTGTCAGAAAATAATATTTCATTATTCTCTTTGTTGTAGTCCAATTATTATATACCCAAGATACTGTAACAAGTTTAGCAATTTCTAATACTGCACCCATCACTATGATAGGCCAGAAAGAACCAGGAAATATTTGTGCTAAACCAATGACAGAATAAAATGCAGCAATGGCAGAAAGTGCCAATGCAGTTAATAATGGAAGAATAACCTGTGTCATTCAAAAAATTCCTCTAAAGTATTTTCTTTAATTTTTTCTTCATTTCTTTCTTTATATGTTTTCCAACTGTTATGCATTTCTCTATTCAAAAAAGTTTCTTTCACATGACAATTTTTACACAAAATTTTACATTTACGAATTTCGTCCATTAGTTCATGTAAATATTTTCTATTTTTTATAGGATCAGTCAATGAAATTCTACCATACAATTTACCAATTCCAGAACCACATGGCCCATGTTTAGTTATTTCTTTACTTTTAAGTGAAGGATCAATATGTGCAAAGTCTAAAGCGAGAGCATATTCATTATAACCACAATTAGAGCAACCTTTAGCAACTTTATATTTACTAAGCCAATGTTGACGCCGTTTAATCATTTGTTTTCTTTTATTCATCCGAAAAAGTCCTCGATTGAATTTTGTTTCTCTGTTTTCCAACCCATACAATCTAACACAACACGAATTGGATCTAAGAAGGCTTTGTCAAACTGCATATCATAATCAATAAACTCTTGTAAATCTAATTCTTTTGGCAATCGTTGTGGAAAACTAATCACCATATCTTTAATTGTATTTGGCATTTTAAGATAAGCAAACTTCAACTTCTCACCTTCTTGTATTAAAGGATACTTATTCTCTAGGCCAAGACGCTTCAAATGAAAATTATAGAGAATGGCACCTTTGACATGAATTGGTGTGCCTTTCTTATACAATGTAGCAGAATCAGAATACTGTGCGATACCATTACAACCTCTTGGCGATGAAATATCTTCTGGTGGCAACTTATTAAATTCATCACGAAAGTTAGTAATAAATTCATGCACATCTTCTTCTGTACCCATCATCATTAGATTTAAAACTTTCTTCATCTTCTCACGGATAACAGAAGGTGTAGATGACTTGACCATTTCTAAACCCATCACTTTGAGTTTAGGTTCTTTATATACAACACCTTCGTTGTTATACACATTGAGTGCGTAACGCTTCTTCGCAGTCCATAAACCTTTATCTGCCAAAGCTTCACGCTTCATAATCATTTTTTGGGAATGTGCGTGGACATATTCAGCAAGCTCTTGATAACTTTCGTCAATGAACGGTTGTATTTTATCTTCACAGACCTTGTCCATGAAGGTGATGATTGCATTAGTGTCCGTCTTGTCTTTATACACTTTATCAACGAGTTCACCAAGACGAAGGTAAATCGAATCTGTATCTGAGGCGATAACATAATCTTTCTCTGTTTTCAATAATTTGTTCATAAAGAGATTGAGCTTCTTCTCAATCCACCGAATACTTAATTGGCCTGCTTGTGTAACTGCCAATGCTTGGCGCAAATCATAGAAACGAAAATACTGTGAGCCTAGAGCACCGTAAGCAGAGTTTAGTGAAACCTTTTTAGCAAGTTGTAGATTATTATATCTAGCAATAAGATTTTCTAGCTCATGTTTCTTTTTAGGATCAGTTTCAATTTGATAATCTTGCTGAGCCTTAATCATCAACTTCTTAAACTTCTTACGATCCTCATACATTTCTTCCATCATCTTAGGAAGAAAGCCCTGTTTGCGTGTTGTAAAGTATTGACCGTTTGGTGTCAATGTAACACCTTCTAGTTTGCTTGTATCAA